TGAAGATAGCCCATTGATAATTGAAAACCGTGAAAGTAATGCCGAAGATCTTGGTGACGAAGAACATCAAGACACAAGATCATTGATCCGTCTTCTATCGTTTGAAACCAAATCCGAAGAAGATGAACTTGCAAAGGTTGGAAACAAACGTGAAGCCTTTGATGAACTTCCAGAACCAACCCAACTTGCACTCGAAAGAAAAGCAACCAAACACAATGAAGAAGTTAATCAAGCAGCTTCAAAGAAAACTTCAAAGTTCACATTGGCCGTTGTATATTGGCGAGGGATTGGAGCATACAAAGAAAACCCAGCATCAGTTCGTCCGAATGTGAATTCTGCTGAACAATGGGCGATGGGTCGTGTGAATAGTTATCTTCGAGCTTTAAAAAATGGACGTTTTCGAAGTGGAAAACACGACACGGATCTTTTGCCCGATGATCACCCAATGTCAGATCAAAAAAAAAAATCATTTGAAACACGTGGTTCGGTAGGTGACAAAGACCCAACCAATTTTCCAAATGATGGAGACAATCTTCAAGTATCCTTGAACAATAGTGAATATAGATTGTTTCCGCTTGGATATGCTCAAGACTTGAAAGACAATTGGCCCGAAATATGGAACAAGGGTGGAAACATTCTTGGCAATACACAATTCAATCGATTGATGCCAATTGCAAAACGTGAAAACAGAAAAGCAACCACGACCACAGAGGAAAAGGCAATTCGTCTTCGTGAAGCTTGGATGGCAAGACATCTTCGTGATTTTCGTTTGGCGGGTGTTGTGGCCCAAATCAAATGGCTCGGTATTGGATCACGTGGAACAGATCACATGAGGAATGTGATTGAAGCCGAAAAGAAAAAGATCAATGAAAAGAGAGAAAGGCGCGATTTCTGGCATGCAGAAGTAGAAAGAAATATCAAGCCAATCGAAAGACGGATGCAGCGAGTTGTTAAAAAATACTTGTCCGATGCAAGTGCTCGATATGAAGAAAGAATCAGATTACAACTGAACAATAACAAGACCGTCCAAATCCAGAAGGCGATTTTCGACTGGGCGGAGATCCTAGCAACTTCTCTTGAGTATGGATATGTGCTTGAAAGCATCGGAGAATTCCAATCGGCAATGTGGGAACTTTCAACACGTGGTGCAATGCGTGAACTATATCAGCTTGCAGGAATTGCAATGCCCGATGCATTAGTTGACACCGTTCAAGTTCGAAATCAAGTCATTCAACAAATGGCTAGACAAATCACCGATACGACATCAAAGTCGGTTCAAATCTGGGTGATGGATGGAATTGCATCAGGAAACAGTGTTGACGAAATAGCAGATGGAGTTCGTTCGATAACTGGTTTCAGTGAAGGCCGATCAAAGACAATTGCACAGACTGAAACCGGAAAGACATTGAACCTTGCAAGGCAAGCGACATGGGAGCAGATCAGTTCGGATCAAGGCATCACAGTTCAAAAGCAATGGATTGCTAGTCGAGATGAAAAGGTTCGAGATGAACACGAAATCCTTGATGGACAAATCGTTGGACTGAACGAAGAGTTCACAGTTGGAACTTATCATTCATTGTCACCGAGCGGTTTCGGTGTTGAAAAGATGGACATTAATTGCCGTTGCACTATGCGACCGATAATATAATATTCAATATGAGTTGTTATTCGATGACAATTTTCGGGAAACCGAAAGCAAGTGCAAGACCACGTCTTTCAAGTCGTGGTGCCTATCTTCCGAAAACAACACGACTTGCAAAAGAAAATGTTTCACAATGTGCGAAGAAACAACTTGGAATTAATACACCGATCACCGCTGCATGTAGTGTGCAGATCAAGTTCTATTTCGCTCCACCAAAGAGTGAACGGAAGAAAGGATTGGCAAATACCCCACGGAAGAAAAAACCAGACATTGACAATTTGATCAAGACCGTTCTAGATGGTTTGACGAAAGCAAAGGTTTGGTCTGATGACAATGTTGTTGTGGATATATCTGCGTGCAAGTTATATTCGGTTGATGAAACTGACGAAAGAACAGAAGTTAGAATTTCAACTATGGAAGGCTGAAATGACGATTGCATTGTGGTGTGCCTTGGGTGGACTAATTGTTGGTGGCGGTGCCGGTGCTGCAATAATGGCCAAAATCAGAAAAGAACCCGAACCGATTGTTGATGTAACTTCCGAAGCACAACAAGAAGTCATTCTTCAACTGACCGATCTTGACTTGGTGCAAGCACCATGTTCATCTGAGTTCATCAAGGAAAATAACAACCTGTTATGCCGTGAACTATTTTGCCGAATGCAACAACGTGGTATCGATGCACAAACAAGTGGTGCTGAATGTGAAGAAATAGCGAATGTATCGAACAGCATCACCATTTTCGAATACTGTTCCAAGCAAACCGAAAACCTTGATGAATGTCTTCGAGTTTTCCGCGAGCGAAAATAAGTTGCAAGCACATTATTCATCCAGTAGGATATGAGCAGGGATTTCTATGATCAGCAAAAGTCTTCAAATTACCAAGATCGAAAAGTCCGATGAAACAGTTCGCTTCATTGCAAGCACTGGGTCAACCGATCGTTATGGTGACATCATTGATCAAAATGGATGGGAGCTTGAAGCCTATCGACGAAATCCAGTTGTTCTTTTAAACCATCAAACAAATCAACTTCCAATCGGAAAAGGAACGGTTGAAGTTGTTGATGGCAATTTGATGATTGATGTTCAGTTCGACAAGGAAGACGAACTTGCACAGAAAGTTGAACACAAAGCAAAGAACGGTTTTATGCATGCCGTTTCAGTTGGTTTTAATCCAGTCGAAGCAATCAACCGATCCGAACTTCCAGAAGAGCACAAAGCATATTCAAAACGTGGTGGCAACTATTTCACCAAAGCCGAACTGCTTGAAGTTTCGGTCGTCACTATTCCTGCAAATTCCGAGGCTACAACAATGGGAACAAAGCAAATGGGTCTTCGTGGAATGATCCGTGAAATCCTTGTGCAAGAAATCCGACATATTCTTGAAGTTGAAGAACTTGATGATGCCTTCCGTGTCACCTATGCAAAACACGAAATGGAAGAAGAAGAAGAGGAACGTGTCTATCACGATGAAGAAGAAGAAATGAAAGAACACGATCCCGAACACGGTGATGACCACGAGAAAGAAAAGGGTGGTCATATGGACGAAGAAGAAGATCGTGAAATGGACGAAGACAAAGAAGAACAAAAGAGTTTTGATGCTCTTATTACCTTACTAGCACAGGAGCGAAGATGACAATCCGTCAAGATGAAAACATGGTGCGTGAAGCCCGAAAAGTGATCGAAGGCATTGTCCGTCACCAAAAGAATAGCGATGATCGATTAAGCGGTTTTGAAAGACAAGTTGAAGACTTAAAACTTTCAGTCCGACTTCTGAACGAATCAAGCTATAGAACCCAACCCGAAAACCTTGGTGATGAAAAGCATCTTCAAAACTTCATTCGAAAAGATGGTTCACTTCGTTTGTTTACCGAAAAGACTTTGACCGAAGTACCAAATCACGGATCTGTTCAAGTTGAAGAACGTGGTCTTTTCGATGCCGATACTCCTGCATGTGAATGGCATTCAGAATTAATGGATCTGTATCAAAAGAGAAGCCTTGCTCGATTAATGATGCGTGATGCAAATACTCCAAAGCTGAACCTTAAAATTCATAAGCATTTGGGATATGCTCCAAGCAACATCAAGCCAGCAGTTCAAAAGGCGATCTATGATGGTGCCGGTGTTGGTGCTGAATGGATTCCAGATCAGTTTCGTGCAGAACTGTATGAAGAGTTCATGATCCCTCGTGGACTTCGTGCATTGATGCCAGAAATCCCAATGGAGCGAAATACACTTTTGGTTCCAGTTTTGGATCGTGGCGGTCGTCCTTACATCAAAGGTCAAGTGACTTCCGATAACCCTGCTTCATACACTGCAAGCTCTATTGCAACTGCTCAACGATCAATCAGCATGACTGGTTTGGCATGTCGTTTCGTGATCGATGATGCAATTGCAGAAGATAGTGCAATCGCATTGATCCCAGCACTTCAACGACAAATCAGTCAAGATCTTGAAGATGCCTTTGAAGATGCAATGATCAATGGTGATAACAGTGCAACCCATCAAGACACGATTGCAACTTGGAACATTCGTGACCGATGGGGTTCAAGTGGTCTTGGTGGATCAGCAGATCACCGACGAGCATTCAAAGGACTTCGAAAGCAGTCTTTTGATCGAGGCACAACTGTCAACCTTTCAACCTTCTCTCAGTTGTCCCATTTCCTCAGCTTGGTCAAGCAACTAGGAGAGCATTCAGCAGCTGATAAGCTTTGCATTGCATCTCCTGAAATTGTTATTGCACAGCTTCTTGATCTTGATGAAGTTGTCACTCTTGACAAGTTCGGACCAGCTGCAACCGTATTGACAGGTCAAATCGGAAGTCTTGCTGGAATCCCGATTGTTATGTCTCGTTTCCTTTCAGCCGATCTTGCAGCAACTGGACTATATACCGGTTCCGGTTCAACTTCTGGAATGCTGATTGTCAATCCATCAAGCTACAATGTATTCATGAAGCGTGGAATTTTGGTTGAGCGTGACAAGGACATCACCGCAGGAGCAATCAACCTTGTTTCAACAATGCGTGCAACTCTTGATACTCTTGACGGTGCATCAACTAAGAACGTAGCTTTCGGCTACAACATGTCAGTATAAGGAGATTCACATGTCAGGTTTAATTCAAGTCCCAGTCTATGCCGATGATGCAGCAGCATCAACCGCAACAACTCGCTATCTTGCATTCGGTGATGTCTACCGTTTGAAAAGTTGTGCAATTGTAAACAATGGTGCAATTGCAGCAGATAACACTAACTATGCCGTGATCACAATTTACGGTAATGATGGTGCAACCGCTGCATTCCAATGGTCAACACAAGACACCGCTGAAGGAGCATTGGTTGATGGTGAAAGTGAAAGCTTGGTCAATCAGAATTCAGGTTTAGAACGATATGCAGCCGGAACATCGGTGAAAATTGCTATCACTAAACAAGGTTCAGGAAAGCAATTGGATTGTTCTTTGTTGCTTCAATTTGAACTTGATCGCACTTACTGAGATGTATTATGGCGCTTGTTTCTTCCGGTACTCTGAAAACGTACCTTCCAGAAGTTGTCGGGAGCGGTGCCGATACACAACTAAGTGATTTGATCGCCAGAGTAGAGTCCGCGATTGCACTTCATCTAGGTTTCCCCGTCTATGATGATAGTGTGTCGCGGTCTCTTAATGTTCAAACATACACGGTCTATCTTGACGGACCAATGTTTTCGATGCAAGATACTTTGCAACTTCCCTTCCGACCATTGGTTTCGGTTTCGTCTATTCATTCAGATGTTGATCGTATCTATGGTTCGGACACAGAAGTCACCGCAGCAGAATATGAACTTGATCTCCAAAACTCAAGAGTGATCTTGAAACCAAGTGTTTCAACGAAGGGTTTTGATTCGGGTTATCGTGTGATTAAAGTTGTTTTGACCGCTGGGTTTGAGGGAGCTCCACCGGATCTTGAACATGCCATTTGTGTCTATGCTTCAATGCTTCATCGAGCAAAAGCTAGTCAAGGCAAAAGATCCATCACACTTCGGGACACAACAACAGCATTCGACCCAAGAACCATTCCACCAGAAGTTAAGCAGATACTATATCCATATCGATCCAGTTCAGTGGTGATGTAATGGACTGGCAAGAATTTGTTCGAAATCAACGAAAGACGGCCAGCAGAATGATCGAAGAAATTGAAAAGGTAATGACGATCAATTCCCTTCGTGCAGAAAGTCGATCGATGGATATAACCTTTTCAGGCTATCGAAATGTTACCGGTAATTTGAGAAGAAGCACATTCGGACGTGTTGAACGACGTGATGATGAACTTGCAATTGTTCTTTCAGCCGGTGGAAGGATCGGTGGTGTTGATGTCAACTATGCACGGAAAATTGAATTCGGTACATCTGGAAGAAATGGTGGACGTGGCATCCGACCAAGATTATTTCTAGGTCGATCAATGGCAATTGCAGCAGATGAAGTTCGTGATGATTTGAAACCCATCTTTGCGATTGCTTCAAGACTGAGGACACAATAATGGCCGATGCTCGAATTGTTAGGATCTTGGAAGCATTGGTGACTAAAACCGGTCAAGACTTCACGAATAACTATTCGGCAT